CCTTTTGTAATCAAGACAGAAGCAAGGCGTCAACAGGCCGAAAATCGGCGTAAAGATATAGAAAACCAGTTGTCAGGTTCAAAGTATGGTATTGCTTACACTGACGGTACTGAGCATATCACACAGTTGAATCGTTCCGTGAACAACAACCTGATGTCCCAGATTGAATACTTGACGAGTATGCTATACAGCCAGTTGGGAATCACTCAGAGCATTTTGGATGGAACCGCGGACGAGAAGACAATGCTGAACTATAACAACCGGACAATCGAGCCGATCATTTCCGCTATTGTTGATGAGATGAAACGAAAGTTTCTGACCAAAACTGCCCGATCACAACACCAGTCAATTTCATTCTTCAGAGACCCGTTCAAACTGGTTCCTGTCAATGATATTGCTGAAATTGCTGACAAGTTTACAAGAAATGAAATCATGACTTCGAATGAAATTCGTCAGGTAGTCGGTATGAAACCCTCTGAGGACCCGAGAGCAGATGAACTTAGAAATAAGAACCTGAGTGCGCCATCCGGTTCCGATCAGCAGTCGGAAGAAATGCCTATTACTGAAGTTAATTCAGCTGAAGAGTCAGCAAGTGATTTGGACGACAAAATCTCTAAGCAAAAATCGAAAAAGTAAGGAGGAATTTCAAAATGAGTAGACCTTTTTCGGTTGAGGCTTGTGATTTCAGCGGCTGGGCAACCCGAAACGACCTTAAGTGTTCCGATGGACGAGTAATTCGTCGGGACGCCTTTAAGAATAATGACGGCATTAAAGTCCCTCTGGTCTGGAATCATCAGCACAACAGTCCTCGTGATGTTCTTGGTCATGCATGGCTTGAGAACCGTGAGGAGGGTGTTTACACCTATGGCTTCCTCAATGACACCGCTGATGGTGAAATTGCGAAAGTCCTTATCAAGCATGGTGACATCTGTGCTCTGTCCATTTACGCCAATCAGCTTCAGCAGGCTGGCCCTGATGTACTGCATGGTTGCATTTGCGAAGTGAGTCTGGTGCATAAGGGTGCTAACCCCGGTGCATTTATCGATTCTATGTTGAAGCATGGCGAAATGTCCGACGATGAAGCTATCATCTATACCGGAATGCCTCTCTGTCTTTCTCATTCTGCGGAGTCTAAGGATGAACCGAAGGAAGAGGAAAAGAAGAAGGATTCCAAAGAGGACAAGCCTGCTGAAGACAAGGAAGAGAAGAAGGATGATGAGGAGACGATTGCTGATGTGATCGATTCCATGTCCGAGAAACAGCAGAATGTCATGTATGCACTTATTGCACAGGCTCTCGAAGGCGAACCCGAAAAGGAATCCAAGGATGATTCCGACAACAAATCTGAATCCAATAAGGAGGATAAAACAATGAAACACAATGTCTTTGACAACGATCAGCAGAAGAAGACCGAGGTTCTGTCTCATGCTGACCAGGCAAGCATCATTTCTATGGCTAAGTCCAACAGTGTCGGCAGTCTTCGTACTGCTATGGACATTTATGCAGAGCAGAATCCTGACAGCGTTCTGGCTCATGGTATCGACGGTATTGAAACCCTGTTCCCTGAGTACAAGGATGTCCGTCCGGGTGCTCCCGAACTGCTTACCACTGACCAGGGTTGGGTGAATGAGGTTCTGAAGAAGGTTCATAAGAGCCCTATTTCCCGTATCCGTACTCGTCAGGCTGACCTGCGTAACATTGAGGCTCTTCGTGCTAAGGGTTACAAGAAGGGTGCCCAGAAGGGTTATGTCGGCAACATTCAGCTGCTCCACAGAACGACTGATCCTCAGACCGTGTATGTAAAGAGTAAGCTTGACCGTGACGACATCATCGATATTCAGGACTTCGATGTGGTGCAGTATCTGTACGGCATCGACCGTATGAACCTGAACGAGGAACTGGCTACGGCTATCATGATCGGTGACGGTCGTGAGGTTGGTGCTGACGGCAAGATCGCTGAGGATAAGATCCGCCCGATCTGGTTGGATGACGAGCTGTACACCATCCATGCTGACGTTGACATTGCTGGTATGAAGGCTACGCTCCAGGGCACCAATACTTCCGCCAATTTCGGCGAGAATTACATTTATGCGGAAGCTGTGATTCAGTCTCTGCTGTATGCTCGTGAGAAGTATAAGGGCTCTGGCACTCCCGACTTCTACTGCACGCCCCATCTGGTCAATGTCATGCTGCTTGCCCGTGATCTGAATGGTCGCCGCATTTATGATAAGGTCAGTGATCTGGCTGCTGCTCTGAATGTTGGTCAGATC